AATCTGCATTCATTGTATTGTGTTTTTTTTTTTTAGAGTTCCTCAATCATGAATCGCAATTTACGGAGAATCTTGGGTGAAGGAATGGATTTAAAATCGGATCGGGACACCGTTTCAATTTCAACCTCAACTGTTTTTTGCGCCAACTCATTCAAATTGTCAACGAGTGCTTGTTTGTCTTTGAATTTTGGATCAACATTTGCTTGGTTGGGGTCTACACCATCTGGATATACGGGATTTCCGTCATCATCTCTAACGACTGCATCTTGCACATATTTTGCATATGCTTTGTCGTATCGGTTCTTTGCCCTTTCCAACTCGTCCATGTTGATCACGATGGGCCAAACAAGTTTTTCACCAAGGTCATCACGCTCCTCAATTTTTTGCAGTGCTTCGTGTCCTCTTATAATTTCAATGTTCGTCAACTTCATATCGCTATATTTTGAAATACTTTGGATGTGGTCCATCAACTTGAATTGATGGGCGTTTTTGCATGACACCATGCCATGCAAAACTCATTGATACATACCTTATTTGGAATTTTTTTCACGAAATATGCTCCAAGCCAAGCGATTGGCATTTCCAAAACAGGAATCTTTTATGTCGTCTCCATATGCGCGTTCAATACGTTCAACCAGGGAATTTGAATTGGGGGGTGGGATGTTGTCCAGTATGTATTCACGGACCATTTCTCTCACGTAATGCTCCGCTCGCTGTGGTAAATCTTCGGTGTCGGTCTCGGCATAATCTTTGGCGTCGGACATGCTAATTCCATCAGCAGCCTTTTTAACGCGATCTGCAAGATCGTCGTCCAAATCATCAAGATCAAGGTCTCCTTGTTTATAGGCATAGACCATTCCAAAGAATCGTTGTTGAGCTTTGGAAACGGCTTTTTCACGCTTCAACCCCTCATTGAGATATTGGTCGCTAAGTTCCACATCACCCAACAACCCCATGTAATCGTGATTTAGCTCACGCAATGCTTTTTTGGTGTCAATCAACATGAGATTGGCTTGCTCTTCTGAAATGTAATATCCACCGGAACCTGGAATGGATTTATCCAAGAAGCGGTAATCTTTTCCATATCCCCGCGCCGCTTTTAATCCGAAAATAACAAATGGCGACTTGAATTCGCTTTCTTCCACTGGAATGGCAACCAAGATATTCAGTGGTTCAGAGTATGAAACTTTCTTGAATGGAGATGAATGGTGTTTTGCACGGTACGTGGTGTTGTAGAGTTGGGTGACGTCTTGAAACGTGTCGCTGTATGGACGCCCCGGATTGTAATATGAGTAATGAGAAAAGGGACTTCGCACGGGTTGCACATGGTTGGTTGCCAATTCCCGTCTAACCATTTCTCGGATCAATTTTCTAACGTTCTTCATGATAGATATTCTTTGTTGTTTTTGGCTGCCGTGAACACATGCTTGACAAAGTCGGACATGCTTGTTGATTTGAACGATTCAAGTTCGGTTAGCTGACCCGAACTCACAACAAATGTGTCCCACGTGGGATAATCATCGGTCGTGGTTTTTGCATGAAATATGATCTTATGATCCATGCGAACCGATTGATCCGATAATGACACATCCAATGTCCGATTACTTTTGTTGACTTCAACGTTGATTCTCCATGATCCAACATGGCCCGTCCATACTACATACCCACCGCTTGACCCGCTTCTGTACAGATCAATTGCTTGGGCAAGATTGGATGCAAACTCATTCAATTCTTGCATTTCACCTTGTTGTGCAATCTCAATCAGTCGGATCATGGTATTCGTCACTCATTTCTCCAATGATTTCACCTGCAAATGAAGTAACCCGGTTCCACGGAGTGATAATTCGTTGAGAGTTGAAGGATTCGTTAAGTTGTTCCATGAATGCTCCGTGAGTTGAAGGGTTGGATACGAAATCCCATGCAATCAAGTCAAAGTCATTGCCAACTCTGACTGTGTCACCGCCCGTGCTTTGAACACTGCCCATCCCACGACTGGAAATGCCAACATTCACATTGGCTTCAATCAGGCTTTTCAAGATATTCCCATTTGGAGTTGGGAGGATCTCCACTTTCCCCATCACATCGTTTCCTCGCCACCATATATCTGTGATGATATGAGACACGTTTTTGAGATTGACGGTGGAATCGTCCGGGTGGTCAAGTTCCCCCAAACTCAAACGCTCGTTGACCTTTTCCTTCTTGTACTTTTCAACTTCTCGCTTGAGAATTTTCTTTGGGTAAATGCGACCATTTTGGTTTTTGGCGTTTGCCCGTTGCAAAACTCCTTTCACCGTGAGTTGGGCATTTCCGGAAGACTCTTGAATTGGAACCCTTTCGTATTGAAAGGGGATCACGTCTACAATGTCAGCTTTTTGTTTTGGCATGTTGTGTGATTTATATGAATTCATCAAATGTCCATGTAGCGTGTCGTTACCTCATTGGACATGTAGAAAGAAACAACTCTCCATTTTTGACCTCAAATTCAAAAATGTATGCAAACTTGACTCCGTTCAAGTCGTTGATCATTGACTCCATGAGTTGATTTCGGTATCTTTCAAAAAGACTATTATATCCATTGCGAATGTGTTGTGAGTGTGGCTGTATTATATAATATCAAAAACCACCTTCCATTAAATCCATTGAAGCATTATTTGCCCCAAACATCATCTTGCGAATGGGCCAACGCATAAACCGATTTTTGGTGTTATCTCCGAGATAGTTGTGATAATAGTCAAGAATGTTCTCTGCTGTGGCGGGGTCAACAACAACACCGTCAATTCGCGCGCCTTTTCCTCGGGACACGATCCGTTCCAGTTTCTTCAATCGTGAAGAAATAACGTTTTTGCGAAACATCTCTAATTCGGACAACACAACCTTCTGAACGTATTCCACAAGAACGTCTGGGAGTTTTTTGTCTTGCTTGGAATTGCTGCTGCTATCATTATGGATTTTCATGGCGTTATTTTTTGTTTTGGATTGAATATACACACAATGCACGCTACACTCTTTTACGCACACATACGCTCTCTATATATCCCCCTTGGAGCATTTCAATCAACCCAAAAGGTTCTCTTTCTAAAGAGATCGTAAAAGACATCTGATAATTCATCCCGGATAATCGTTTTGAGTTCTCGCCGCTCTTCAGCAGAGAATACTTCTTGGATCAGAAGTTGCTTTTCCACCTCCTCCTTAATGATGTTTCGTACCACGTCATTCTTCATCAAAGTACCCCGCGTTGATCTTTCGTTGAATTTCTCGCAACACGTCTTCCAGATAATCATCAGACATCGTGTCCGCAAGTTCATACACCAAATCTCTTGATGGTATCTGGCGAATGGCTTCGGTTAATGATTTTTCAAGCTGTTCGCGTCGTTCATTCTCATTTTGGATTCCAGCAAGTTCTTTCAGTCTATTGTTCATGTCAGTTATTGGTATGCGTGTTTTTTTCAATGGTTGTTTACATGCAACTTTCTTTCTTGTATGAAACACCCTCTCCTATTATATATGGTACGTGTATTTTTTGGTGTCTCTATGCAGTTTTTTCAGTAAGAAAGGTTGTAATCTCGTTTGATGCCATCCAGTGCGGGTTCAAGAACATCGTTGGATAGTCCATACAACAATGCATCTGTATATTGCCGATCACCAAGCATGGAACGCACTTGATCAGCAGTGGTATATACCTGCCGCCCCTGGTTCACTTCAATAAACCCCAATCCGTGATTTCTAACAATGTATAATAATACGTCATGCAATTCTAAAACACCGATTCGTTTTTCAAGCTCCAAAACAAACCGGTCAGTGGACATTTGATCACGAATATTCTGCCCTCTGATAATTTCAGATGAAGATGCTTCTGACAACATAGGGTTACCAGCGGAAAAAAGTGTATGAACGCTTTCAAACACCTTTTCATTTTTCTGTGCATATGGTAAAATCCATTCCTTGAAGTCTTGCAAGGCTTGTTCTGATAGAACATCGTCCATCAGCGTATATCCATATTGCTTGTTCAATTTTTTTAGATACTCCCGCTTCTGGTCTATCATATCTTGGTCTCCGTCACCTGAAAACGCATACGGGGTATTGTATCCCGGAACATTAGCGGTTGTCGTTGCTTCATCATAGTTTTCAACTTCATCATCTGGAACACAGTTTGGGACTTCTTCACCATTTTTCATCTTGGTTCCAACCATTGTGTACCCATCCCAACAAGGGTCTTCTTCATTCAAGCGCTGTATTTTCATGTCGTATTTTGAAATTTTGTATGTGTGTGATCCGCAAACTTCTATAACAGCGTTTGTTCAATCTCGTTGTATAGCTGATAATACATCAGCATACGTTTGACATTCTGTTCATAAACCGTGTGCTCGCATTTGATGTTTTCAATGAGATCAACGGCTTGGTCTACCTTAATCCGTGCAACGTCGTCTTTGATCTTGGGCAATATGTCCGAAAAGGCTTCAGCCAACCGATCCACCTCCGAATTGAGATATTCGGTCATATTGTTGGTGTTTGAAATGTTGTTGATGTATTTGCGAATCAGCTTCTTTTGATTCTCACCCAACCCGTTGTATTTTTCATTGAAGCGCTTCATCATCAACTTTTGAGCATACATCCGGAATCCACGGCTTTGCTTTTTGTATTCTTTTATCAAGTCCGACTGCTTTACTTTGTCATCAATGGACGTGTTAGGAATTGTGATATGCTCAATGATTGTACTTTCACTCTCAACAACGTCAGTTGGGTTGTAAACCTCTTCTTGCAGTTCAGCTTGGAATAGCTTGTATATGCTTGCAAACTTGCGATAATTGCTTATATTCGTTTTGAAAAACTCTTTAAGGGGGTACTTGTCTTTGATTTCCCCAACAAGTCGGTATTTCTCGTCTTTCAACTTGTCTTCATCAAGCATACGCCTATTGCGCAACACACGCTGAAGAAGATTTCGTGCTTTCTTTTCATCCCGATAGTTTTCATTCATGAGAACACGGTAAAGGGAGTATTCTTTGGCAACCTCCGTGTTTTTGTAGTATTCACGAATGATATTCATGGCATGGCTTTGTTCACGCCCATTTAACACATCTTGTGTGATCTGACGTGCCAAAAGCTCAAATATCAGTCCAGAATTCTTGTATTTGGAATGCTTGATTTTCTTCATTTCAATGTGTTATATGTGGTGATGGTGTTTTTTGTCTCTTTCCTATCGTCCTGTGTGTATATGTGGAGATATACAACATGCATTGATGGGTGGTATTATATAAAAACACATTCATATATAGGTATGAATGCGAATCACGTCATTCAAGGATTTCCATTGCATCATTTGGATCGGGGAATGAATCAATGATATTTTCGTTCATGAAACTATCATCAGGGATCTCCCATTCTTGATCTTGTCGGGACTGCTCATTCATGATTTCTTGTTTCAAAGATTCTTGAATCAGATTCTTTTTGTGGTTTGGGGCTACCGAATCAAGAGCCAAAGGGCTGCCCCCCTGGAAATTTTGTTTGAGATCGCTTGATTTTGGACGAAGCAAGTTGGACATGTCTTTGAGTCCGTATTTGTCGTCATCTTGTTTTGTGACACTATCAAATTCTCCTTTTGGCTTGTTATCCCCTTTATCACCGTCTTCACCTTTTTTGGCAAGATCGTCCATGTCAATGTTTTTGAGATTGACATTGCCGGATGCTGCAAGGTCTCCGGGTGTTCCATAACTCTGACCTGTCTTGACAGGATCATTTCCTTCTCGCTCAATCTGTTCTTTGCGGAAATTGCGCTTCCAATCTCGCACTTTCTCCCGAAGCTGCTCTTCGTACTCTTCTTCGGACATGTTGAAAATGTTCTTTGCAATCCACTTATCGGAGTGTATAGGCAATTCTCTCAAATCACGTGCCACGCCCGCCTTCCGGCTCAAAAATTCAATTCGCTCCTGCTCTGCAACAATAGACGGGTTTGTGAATTTGAAGTTGAATCCAACGAGATCCTGATTTTTATACCCCTTGGTATAAAGATGCACCAATGCAATCTTTTTGAGTTCCTGTGCAAGAGATTCTTGCAAGTTACGAACTGCATTGGCAAATTTGATGCTTTCTTGGGCCAAAGTTGAATTATGAATGATCACACCCGCCGACACTGCAAAGTTGTGGTACTTCTTTACTTGAATGTCACACGTGTCAATTCTGCCTTCCAGCTTTGTAACGGACACAACCTCATGATTTTTATGTGTAGATTGAATGGCGTTCTGAAGAGGCATGAGTGGTTGTCCAGGCTCCAAATTTTGAGCCTCAATCCAATCACCGTCACGCGTCATGAATTTGTGATCTGGTGTTGTTACAATGGTTTCATCATTATCCAACTCAACTTCAACAACTTCAGCATTGCGCCGCGTCATTTCTGCTGCCTCAATTTCTCCGGCAACCATTTCACCAGACTCTTCATCATAAGAGTATGTGTAAAGAGGCTCTGAATCTCCGTCATCATTGTTGTAGTGATCAATAATTTCTTCGGCGGTGACTGTTTCACCGCCAATCAACGGAATCTCTGTCTTTGGGTCAATACATTTTCCCTGTATCTCATTCTCATATCCAAGAAATGCGTTTGGGACCTTGAGTGCAGACATCAGCTTTTTGCGAAGGTACTCCACGTCTTCAATAACCTGATACTGAAGACCCTGCAAACTATTGATCTCTGTGCCGTTCTCACGCCCTCTAACAGGCAAGAAAAAATCCTCAAGCATGTTGCGCATATTGAACTCAAGGTTATATTGACCGGTCTGTTGGTCCATGAGAGGCGTCTGCTGAATATCATTGATGATGCCTTTCATGTACGAATCCACGGCATCCGGTTCAATGTTTCCAATGTCAATTTTGAATACACGCTTTTCAGGCGCTCGCATGATGCGATGGATCAACATGGCTTCTTCCATAAGGGTCAACTGTTGCCATATCATACGACCATTTTCAATGAGAGCCTTTCCGTATGGAAAGAAATTGCTGTCGTTTGTGAATCGGAAATGGGCAATTTCCCATTCTTCAAATGTAATGTCCGACTGGTTGGGGGTAGAATGTCCCGCTTCTTCATATGAAAACTGTGTGCGACCTGTATCGGGATCTGTATATCGCTGGATGTTGTATGGACTCAATGGTTGGACATTGACAACACCGTGATCTTGATACACTTCAAGTTTCATGAAAAGATCACCATACTTTGCAACACTGCGTGCCCACCAACGCGCATTGTCTTGAACATGCAAAATGTCGTAAATCAAGTTTTCAAGAACACTCTTGATCTCGCCATTCTCGCATTCCACGTCAACAATCTCACCAAATGCATCTTTGGTTGCTGCCTCATTTGCATAAATGTCAAGTGCAGAAGAAATGATGGGATCTTCATCCATTTCTTCATACGTTTGGAATAATGAAACTCGGTTCGCATGAAACCCGTACTTATCAGCCGTCTGGGGTGCGTATGAACTCATTCCAGACTGATACATGCGTCTGTATTTATCGTGATGAAACGACCGCGTCACAGCTTGAGATTGACGCACATCCACGGTCTTGATTTGGCCTCCAGACGAGGAACGAACAATAACTTCACTTCCAAACAGCTTGTTCAAAGCCTGCCGAATCGTACCGCTCTTTTCTGCATTGCTTTTGACTGGCATGTTTGTTGTTTTTTGCTTTGGTTTTTATATGTGTGCTTCTTGCTATGCAAACGCTTGTGTGTAACATGCATTTTGCTATATGTCTTTTTCTGCTTTCATGCTATATCACACGTTGCAATTGATGATTGGGTTGAATATCGCGCATTCCGGTCCCAAATTGAAATGAGTTGCTGGCATTGCCACCCCACACTTCAGAAAATCCTTGGTCCGTGTCATATGTCTTTGTGTTGACAACATAAAATGAATACCCACTGAAACCCATGTTGGGGTTTTCAGCTTTCACTTCACGCTCCACAGAATCGTATTTTGGGCTTTGTGGGGTAATCATTACCATTCCCGGTCTATCAAGAACCGATGAAACATCCGACGTTTCTGAAGATTCTACAAGCGCATTGTATTCTTGGATCAAATACATGCGAATTTTGCTTTTGGGGATGATTGACGGCCCCGGAAAAGATTCACCAAGCAAATCACTAACTGATTTATCACCTCTCCAAAAAACACAACTCCAAAATTTGGCGGTATGTTTGTCACTCTGATCCAGATCATCACATTTCATGCGCGCCCGAAACGATTTCAAATTGTCTTCACTGTCCCGTTTGATTTCCATGTCGGCACTTCCAAACTTAACCTTGTTGATGTTCCCACTATCCGGGTTTTCAACATAGACCGCAAACTTTTTTTCGTCATCGTCAATGCGAAAAGGGTCGTATAGAGTAACTTCTCTGCCATCGTATTCCGCTTTTTTCTGATCTGGTAAACTTGGTGTGTCGTATTTTGCCATATTCTCAAACTTTGATTTGATACATGTTACTCAATGCTCGTTCCATCTCTTGATTGAATGTTTTGATCAACCACTCGGACATTACTTTGAATTGCTTGTCACCGTATTTAGGGCGAAATCCCGGTTTTCGCATTGTGGTGATTCCCCGAATTTCATACGTTCTTTCTTTTCCTGGCACACTTTCAATCGTTGCGGGGAGGTTAACGTGGGACTTCGTGCTGGTAATCAAAAATTCATCAGCGAGTTGAATATCCCATTCCAACAAAGCAGTCATTATCTTGGGGACTGCCTTGCGACACATTCGCATTATCTCTGCACGGGTGATGGGCGGCCCTATATTGTCGGGGCGATCCAAATTATCAACAGCATGAGGACATAGTTCAACGTTGACTGTGATTCCGTGGTAATCAATCTTTCCGATATGCTCTTTCCCACGACACCCGGTGGATTCGGAAAGCATGAAAATTTCTCTAATCTGTTTTCGTATTTCTTTCATAATTTTTTTTCGTAGTGTTCGTTTGCGTTTCTTGCTCGCACGCCGTTTTGACCCCGAACTACGCTTTTTTGAACTGCGGACTTCTGTTGCGGCGCTCTTTAGAACTCATTCGGATTTCTTTGGGGTTTCCGTTTTTGTACTTCAGCTTGTACCACCCATCTTTGGTTGAAACCCACTTTTCCTTATGTTTGCCGCATACAATTTTGCGTTTGAGTGCTTCGGAAAGAACGAGGTTTATGTAGTTTTTGTTCGGCTGGTTTGGTGTTTTGCATGTCGTAAAATTCATGTGAATCAACCCAACAACCATCCCAAATCTTGCCCTGTATTTTGGTCTCGCCACGGATTGCCTTTGGCGGATCCAGGTGTATACAACCCACCGGCATTCCTTCTGAAATTGGAACCTTTTTTTGATTGAATGTTTCTCATCGCTGAATGGCTTTGCCGTTCAGCGTCTCCTCGCAATCGGATTGCAGTATCTCGTGCCCAAAACATGAACATCGCAGCAAAAATAAGATCGTCGTGATACCCGCTTACATGCTCCGCTTTTCCGTTCTTTTTCCATACAAATGTTTTGAGTTCTTCACAAAGCCTGCTACTCCTAATAGTGGCATATTCTTTCCTTATATACTCTTCAAACTTAGAAACAATGAGTGGACGGGTTTTCCGGCTTGTGTAAAGGCCGGGAAGCACCTTCTTGTTGTTTCTTTTACCGCCCTTGGTGTCAATGATGTGAAGATCATTAGACGTGTATAACAAATTCTTGTAATCGCGGTCCATGATCGTTCGGAGCGTGCTGTAACCGTAGCTATTGCGTTCAACGACAATTAACGCATCATTATACATGGTCCCGAATCGGACAAGAAGATTTCCAAGTTGGTCAGGGCGAACATGCCCCCGATATTCAGCAACTTGTTCAATTTCATCGGTTGTGAAGATTTGAATTGTTGAATAATCGCCATCGCCATCCCCCCGCGCAACATCTGAACTCACAACATATGACGTGTTGGGTTGCGGTTCTTGCCACACCCAAAAATCTCGTTGGTTGAAAACCGGAATTTTGTATTGGGGGTTGGTTACTTGCGATTTTTCAATGGAACGAATGCGCTCCATTCCAATGACAGTGTCACCACTGCTTTCAAATGACGTGTCATATTCTCGTGCTGCCTTGCTTGCAGGCAACTTGTTGTCTTGTTCACGTCTCCATGCCGCATCTCGGTCTGGATGCAAGGACCAATGCAACTTGATGGGGTGAAAGTCATTTTCTCCGACACCACTCCAAATCTCTTTATTTTCGGTGGAATCTACCAAATCAGCCCCAGAAACAGCATTGCTCCACGTTTCATGAAACCACGTTCCGATGTTAGAAGGTGTGCTAAGAACAACTGCGTCCCCCTCGGACGCAGAAAGAGTTGCTTGAATGCTTGACCACAGTTCGCGTGCATTTTTGATGAAAGCTGCTTCATCAATGATAAGAAGTGAAAGTGCTTCGGACCGCCCGGCGTTGCCGGTGGTTGTTTCGGCAGACATCTGACTTTCATTTTCAAACATAATGGAAAGACGATTGTCCACCTCACGTTTGAGACGCAAGAACCCTGGAAGGTTTGCGTGCATGATTTTGGTCTTCTTGAGAAGGTTGCGTGCAACTGCCTGTTTGAGTGCAACGACAAGAATGTTCTTGTCGCTATTGAATGTCATGAGCCAAAGAGCATATGCTGCCATCAACGTGGAAATGCCCATTTGACGGGCTTTCAAAATCACATTATACTGGTTCTCTTGAATTTCTTCAAGAGTTCGTTCTTGAAACGGATATAGATTGAATTTTACCTTGCCTTTCTGTTGGTGCTGAATCTTGCAATACTTCTTCATGAAATACGCTGGATCCATTGCGCATTTCAAATATTCTTGCCGTTGCGCCTTCTGAATTTCTTGGCGTTGATTTGTTGACATTCCGGATTTTATGTTGCTTGAGTCATTTCATCCAGTAACTTTTTAAGTCGTTTAAGTTCAGCGGCATTGAGAAAAACGGAGGCACCGTCATCGGGAACCTCTGTTTTTTCGTGAATGCAAATTTTGAAACCATTCGCAGTCTGCTTCAACGTTATATTGTTGGTCGTGTCTGAATTCCCGGTGAATGTTTGAGATGGTCCCTCAACCACGTTATACGGATCTGAACTTCCAATACTATCAACCCCCCGGAAATCAAAATTGCGCGGCTTCTCGGGCTTGTTAGCGGGCTTCTGACGTGCATCTTGATCACTTGGTGAAAACGCATGCGCACGAGGGTCCGGCTGAACGCCTAACATGTCAGCCATCTTATCTTGCATCGCCGATTTCATTAGCTGTTGAAGTTTCATGTGCTTCAATCTATTTTGATGATTTTAAGACGATCCCCCGCACTTTGAATTTCAATGAGAGGACCGTCTTCAATTTCAAGCGTGAATGACGTTTGATCATCATTGCAGTATGCCGACGCCACTTTGGAACCCGACAGGGCTTGCTCGGTTAGTTCCATGTTTGATTCTTCCGCTGCTTTTTGTTGAGCGCCAATACTTGAAACCCCGTTAAACGAAAAGTTGTCGCGGTTAGAATGGGACGGCATGGAATTGATCGGAGATAGGCCAACAAACCCACCAATCCCTTCGTCAAGACGGGATTTGGAGTTGTTAGACCGCATTTCATTTCGCACCATTTCTCGTATCAGTGCTCTGAATTTTTGTTCTTTCGTCATGATCGTGTGTGTGTGTGTGTGTGTGTGTGTGTGTGTATGTGTGTGTGCTATGAAACCTTCAATTGGCAGTGGCTTGATTTAGAACGACACTGGACAGCACAATAGTCCCAACACCACCCAAATAATACAACCACTTCCGCCGGTTTGCTTGTTCAAGTTCTGAATTGAGACGATTGATTTCATCGGAATGCAACTCTATTTTCTCGTCCCGAATTTCAAGACGCTGATCGGTCAATGACAACATTAGACTATCTCGTGATCGCAGCCGTTCAAACGTTGCAACTTGTCTTTCAAAGTTGTTAACAAGTCTGTTTAGAGCTTCAATTCGTTGCTGTTTGGTTTTTGCGTCATCACGGATGCGTTCCAATACACGGGTTTCAACACATATGGTATCTCTCTCGCTGCCGCCCGATGGGGATTGGGCATTTGTGTTCTGGACCCCAAACGCGAAAAACACGCCCAACGCCAAAACAGCAATTCTAATGATTTTCATGTTAATTGTTTTTATATCCATTGATCCAATCACGTATATCTTGGGTGCCTTCCGGCGCATCATCTCCAATCTGATTGAGTTCATCCTGAATTTGCTTTCGGTCGGATTCAAGCTGATTCAACAACTCTTCATCTTGATTTTGTTGCTCCCTGATTTTTTGTTCTCGTTCTTGAATGTCGGCATCTTGATTGTCCAACTCCTCCGTGCGATCCGAATTCGGAGATTCACCATTTCTTTTGTCACGTGAAAACACAAAAAACCCCACAATGACAGAAACGATCATCAGAATCCATTCCCAAGCGTGCAATATAAAATTCATCCAGTTCATAGTTAAATTTTACCCAGTTTTTTAAGTGACATCAACACATTCTTGATTGCTTGCTTGCGGGAAATTCCATTTTGATCCATTTGCTCTTGGACAATGCGCTTAATAATAGATGTAGACGAAATTCGTGATTCCTTGATATTATTCTGTTTGACATACTTTTTGGCGTTGTCAAGAGCCGATGAATCTACTTCATCGTCACGACTATCCCAACCATTGTCAATGAAATTGAAAAATTTTTCACGGTGCTTCTTGGGAATTTCATCTGGACCATCAACTCCAAAAATATCAAGCATGTCTTTAAAGAATTTTTGGTAGTTGCCATCCTTTTCTTTTTCAGTCAGCAACGTTTCATTAACAACTTGTGAAATTTGCTCTTTCAAAGCTCGTTTTTGATTTTCATTCAAAAGACTCATAATGGGCGTGTTGTTTTTTTCAATCGTATGGGTTGTTGTGGGCAGCGATAAAGTGTGCTTTATCCCGTTCAAACATCTCTTTCCTGGGTCCGATTAAGGATATCCTTGAGAAACGCGATACGGTTTTTTTGCTCTTTCTTTGTAATCATATTCTCTTGGTCACGTTCATCTCGGAGATTGATATACTGTGTGCGCCAAAAGTCTTTATCCTTTTTTTCATACCACGCCCAGAGAAATGCAATAATAGCAGCAGCAGCGCCGCCCCCTTGTTGTAAAGATTCTATGATAGCGGTTATATCCATGTATATTTATGTGTCTTAGATATAAGACATAATTGGTTCATCACATAAAAAACCTTGTCTTTTGGTCTGAAACACATAAAAACGGCATTTTTATTAAAATATACTTCAAGAACCTTTTTCTTTCAATTCTTCAATTTCTGATTCAATGGCTTCAAGTTTTGATTGGTAGATAGAGATATATTCATTAAAATCTGACTTGAGTTGATCAAGATCAATATCGGCGGTCCATGTTTCTACATTTCCAAACTCATCCTTCACATACTCTTCACGGTCCCCCGCCTTCAAAAATTCTTGAAATTGGCTTTTTTGATCCCGGATCCATGATTTCATGTTTGCAGCCACACGCTGTTTTTCATAAAGATCCCATTTGCCAGCTTTTCGTATTTCGTCTTCAAAAGTGATTACACAATCAAAACACATGCCATGTATTTTATACATCTTGCTATCAAGGCGGTGGGTCATGACCGTTTCGCATTCCGGACAAAGTAGCGGAACTCCCCGCGTCTTTCCATATGTTTTGCCATGATTGATCTTATACCCTTTTTTTTGTTCCCATATGTTACCTTTGCGGTCTTTCCATTTATCACCGGGTTCAACGTCAGGTGGTGCTTGTCCAACATTTAGATCCGGGCGGCGAGATATTTGTACATTTTCATCTGCCGGATTCCCACCCTGAAAAATGGTTTTGAGTGCGCTCTGCTGTTTGGGCGATTTAGAGAATTCGTTGATATTGACTGGGGTTGACATATCGTTCTGTGTTAGAGTATGTTGTTTTATATTGTTTATGTGTGTTTATTGGATCTCCGAACCGTCGTTGATATATATACATGACCGAGTCAACCCATTCAAATCCGCCCATATTTAATACATCCCAATAAATAGTTAATACGCCTAAACATACCGGTGATTTTGTACGTTTTATCGTTGTATGTAAAAACAATCCCTTCAAATTTCGGAATGTCATTGCCAACATGCACGCACATATCATCGTGCCCACGCTTAGAAACGACACGGTTCATTTTTTCTATCTCGGATACATCAATCCCTGTTGTATCTGTACCGTCATTTAGCGTATTGAAAACACGCTTTTTGATAGCAGTCCCAATGTGTTCAACAAAATGACGAACTTTGTTGACATACTTGGAATCAAATCCGTTTTGAAACCGAGAGATGCATTTTTCAAGAAATGCATCATCATCAAACATGCTTCGCATTTTTCGCAAATTACATCCCGTGACACCTGATTTTTGGTTATATGCAAATCGTTGTGTAAGTCCAATCGCTTGTTCCATTGAAAGAACGTGCTGATTTGAAGAAGCAAATTGTGCGATTTCATTCAAAAACTCTTCACGGATGTGGTGATGGATCGGCACATCATCATTTTTGTTATCATCTAATACATTCAATGCTTCAAGAAACGAAATTCCGTTTGCCGCGTCGGGTACTGTGAAATTAGCAAAAAAATTGTTGAGGGACATTGTTGATTCTTTGAAGAATAGCAAAGCTTCAGAATGTAAGCCTACTTCTATTGGACCAACAAAGTTGAATCCGTTATAACAGCCATACATACCGGGATCATAAGAGAAGTAATTGACTTCACGACCGTCTTGATCACAGCCCATTAGACCATGCAAGACGATGTATTTATCATGGTATTTTACGACATTTTTATTATCGGGGTTTACAATCTCTGCATTCCAAAAACGCGTTCCTTGTTTCATGCCAATATAAGAAAAATCTTCCATGAAAAGTTCAAACGCATCAAACGCGTTTTTGAATGTCTCAAGGACATTGGGATCTTGGTACTTTGAATATCGTTCAATGACGTCATCACGCGACATGGCATTCTTGGCACCATTTTTGCGATGGGTCAAATTACACGCAAACCTGACTTCTCCATCGCAATTTCGTGTAACCTTGATATTTTGCCCATCAACCTTTTCCTGTAACCGCATCTTCCTGTCGTCAGATACAACGCTGTGAAACATGTCTACAATATCACAAAACGATATCTGATGGTCTTCATAAGGATGCATGATGTGTCCCGATGCAACGGTTCCATCATTAACATTGTGATCACACACGGAATAGCAAGAATCTTGACGCATTGCCAATTCAGCAATCATTTGGTTGTATAGCTTGATACTATTGTCACATGGCATTTCATCAACAAACTCGCGCCATGCACCTTGACTGGACATCAATTTTGCCCGAAGTTGTGTTGCATTCAATGGACACGTTGAATCTTCGTTGTTGCCATATGTAGGGACACGAACGACATACCCATGCCGACATGCAGGCAAAAGTTCCATATCATCCGGATGATATGGCAAAAAGTATGAACCTTGAATCAATCGCTGATACCGCTCAGGGTCTTTCTCACTAACGGCCACAACATATAACGCATCATCTGATTCTGATATGCCATGCACATCCGGAGCATACACATTGGACGCTGATACAACACGAGCGCCCGGAATTGCAGACTTGATCAGTTTTTCTCTAAGTTGATATGAAAACGGGCTACGGGGGAACTCAACGACATTAGACAGGGTCATGACCAAATTTCCATCCGGAAACATGGTCTTCAAGTGTTCACAAACCTGATAGTGCCCATTGTGAAATGGTTGAAATCTTCCGGGGTATGATATAACCGTATTTTTCATTTGTCATGTAGATAATCAATAATTTGAAAGCCTAACATGCGAGCAAGAGAACGGACATATGGATAATACACGCTGTCCGGATTCTGGACTGGAGACTGGCTATTGTTTCCAATCGGATAAAAACTTGCGTATGGGAGTACATCCGTTTTAAGGGAGTCGGGTGTTTTTGTTCCAATCTGATCAATCACTTCAAACCCCATTCGTTCTGCAAGTTTGGCATTCTGTTTCTGAAATTCATCTTGCGTTTCCCACCATGTTGCGGGTCCATCATCCGCTCCAACTGCCTGAGTTTGGGTTGACTCAAACAAAGATTGGAATTTACCAAGAACCACTTGTTGACACTCCTTGATATCAACGATCCCTGCATTAATCATGTCTTGGATCATTTTGCCGCCCAAAACATTGGACACATTGAATTTCTCAACCAGAATTTCAAAAATATCCTGATTCCACCCATCAAAGATTTCTTTGAACAGCGTTTTCTTGGATGCATCAGACAACTGTTTATTCGCAAACGCTTCAATGATGTGTGAGCGATCCAACGAAATTCCATCTTCTCCCGACAAGAAAACAGACACATGATCCTGTGGGGTTACTTGGTGGTAATAACACGTCCCCGAATCAAACGTTTCCAGATCAACAAATTTATATTCCTTGAACGATCTTTTCAGGTTGTCGTTTTCTTCAAGTTTAGAAATCTGGGTTTCGGTCAAGGCCAACACGACCACCGTATTTGACACATCAAGATCATCAAAAATCTCTACTGGGTTGTACACATTTTCAACCTCACATACCATACTTTTTGGTATGGGATACATTTTGGTGATCACCTCTTGCTTGTCACTGAATGTGAGAGGCTGACGTGGTGATGTTTTGTTTGATGCTACGATATACACGTTGTTTGAACCAAACCGATCTTTAAGTTTGCAATACTCACTGTAATCTCCTTTGTGAAAAGGTGGAAATGAGCCAGGGTAAATAACCGCGTGTTTCAATGAATCCGTTTCTTCATCCACTTTGTTGCACGCATCAATGAGTTGCACGAGTGCTTTGTTTTTGGGAAGCTGAATCCGGATGATTGGAAGTTTAACAACCTTTCCATTTGAGTTGTCTTGAATCTTCTTTCCTCCCAACCAACGATGGTGCCCATCCAGTATATGATAATCCTCACTTACAAACAAAGGCAGACACGTTTTGTTTGCTTTGAGTTTTTCAACTATATCATCAACTTTCTCTGAAGAATAATTTTCCTGTGTGGGATGCAATGAATCACATTCCACCTTTTCACGTGTCACAAGAACCCCATTTTCTTTGAAAACGGTCAAAATATCCTGTGTCATGTCCGAATTAACTTGGGGCATGTTTTCACGCTTTATTTCCAAAAGGTATTTTTCAGCCAAGAAGGAACCGATTTTGTCAATGTTCTGTTTAAGATTCATTTGATGTTTAGAGAAGTTGGAAAATGAGTGCTGCATATTTGAAACACGCCGTGTCCTTGTTTTGTATAGATACACGGAATATCATTCACACAATAATATAACAATATCACCATGAAAAATACCACCAACCCTTCAAGTCCTTGCACCAAGGAATGCCAATTTGACCCCAACAAAAACATCTGTTCTTCATGTGGCAGAACACGCACCCATTTGATCAAATGGGGGTCATACACAGAAAAGAAAAGGCTTGAAATAATGGAGAACCTAAAGTCTTCCGGATTTTCATCCTGACACAATGTTCACACCAGCTTTGTTGCCATTGATGTCAAACAGATCAACTTTATACTCTAAATCCGATAGCTCGTTTGAACCGTATTTAGTGGTGTCTATGGGCACACGGAGTATACTGTAGTCTGGGCTGAACCCGGCTTCTTGGGCGGGTTGCAGACTTATGTCTCGGACGTACCATTCATGAGAAACATCGGTTTGTGGAGAATTGACCTTAAAAATGATCTCAAAGCTGGTTGCTGTACTGTCGGACTGGAAACTTTCTGCTGTCTGGTCAGGGACGAAGTTTTCACTAACTGTTGTTATGTGGTACGTTTCTTGATTCAGATCAACATCGCCAATCTTGACCATCCGATCAAAAAATGGAGACCCGGTTAAAAAAACCTCAAGTGTGCTATCAATGGGCGTTTCGGAATTAAAAGCTGCTTGAAATGATACCGTGTATTCCGAGTATGAAAAGAACGTAAACCTTTGAATATCGGGGTTTTGGAAATCTATACTTGCCTGATACGTTCCTTCAGCTAATCCCGTGGCATTGGGTTGGATCTGCACACTCTTTGCAAGAAAATCATTGTTGAAGTTCAAGTTACAATTTGAATCTGAAGTGAAGAACCGATCAATATGGGATTGAGAATCAATCACCCCAACAGGACTCACAAGTTCGGTTCTCTGATCTTCAATGTCGGTCAACAACTCAACAGGTTCAATTTCAAAGTTTCCAACAAATTCAAACGAAGAACGTTCATTGCGCAAGCGGTTATACACCTGTGCCCGGATGCATTCTCCTGTCAATGTCTGCATGAAACCAATTTGAATGTTTTTGTAGTACGCAGTCTCTTTCTGCTCATACGCAAAGGGGTCTCTCCTATACAGTAGAAAAAAAGTTTCGGTATCAAAGCTGAATTTTTTGAGATAATCCCTGTATTCTTCGGTGACGATTTCAAACCGAGCATATCGCTCATTCACAATTTCAGTCAATCGCACTGTCATGTTCCGGTTCAAGGGAAGTGCATCCTTGGATATGATCAACGTTTCATCGTCCATGTTGCCATCAATCCAATCAAACGAACCGGCTTTGATCATAAAGTAATCATAGGGCCACTGTTTGGTTGGATACACCGTGCCACTAACTCGTGGGGTCCCTTGAGATAAAGTGTAAAGAGGAAAACTTGAAAAATCTTCACCTTGTTCTTGAATTTCAATGGGGGTGAAATCCGGATCCCCAATCCGCTCTAATGACGCAGACTCCGATGCAAACTTGCCTTGCTTTTTGGTGTAAACTTCATCGCTCAAAATGAGTTCAGGTTCTCGTATGAAGCGAATCTGGTCATCGTTGAATTTGTTGGGATTCACGTTTACCGAGCGCGTCCATTTCACGTTAAAGCGGTTTCTTTGGTTGGGGGGAACAGGGACCCCATTTGCATCACGTATCGCTTCTGACAGGACTGTGATGGTTGCTGGTCCCGGTGCTGTGTCTTGATACACAAAAATCCCAACAATTCTTTTCGCATCCTCTTTATAATTTCTCACTTCATGATAAATCACGTCACCCACACTATCAACAACCTCTATTGCAATTTCCGCGCCCGCTCTAAGGTTTTCTGATCCCTGAACAGCGAACCCATTTTTACCGAGAGACAGCTCTTGATTGAGTTGAGATATGTTGAAATACTGTGGACTGTTTTCGCTCTCATCTGTGATGAACGTTTCGGTATCTGCAAGATTTCGTTTCTGACGGGTCTTTTTAATTTTTGGCATATAAACTGGGGGCATGTGTTTGGTTTTGTGTGCGTGTTCCATCCGTGCTTTACGAGGGATCAACCTCTGTGCGCTCACCGCCGCTTGTGACGAATATGACGCGCCCATCATCATAGGTGGGGTTGCCCAAATTGTCAGAACGAGCATAAAAGCGAATGTATCCTTCCGGCGGGTTTCGGGGAACTGTGTCCTTGATTGGTAGATCAATATACCCTTCCTTGTGAATCACGAACATATCTTGACCTACGCCACCTTCACTAATTTCTGTGGGATCTTCAGTGATAATGCGAAATTGATCATATCCTCGTATTTCAACCCAGTTTTGGTAACCAAAAATTTCTTCTCTCCCCACTTCAAAAATCGGACCTTCTCCAACCTGACCTTCAAGAAAAATTGTTCCATTCGTTGTCGTAAATGAATCTCTTCCACCCTGAATAATAACTGATTCTCCAGACAAGACATTGATGTCGTTTTCACCTGTTGACTCTATAACATCGGTAAACGTCTTGTTGGACACCGTCAAGTTGAAGTCAACGTTGACATTTGAATTGAATTCATACGATATTCCAGACCCCGCGTCTTTGAATTCGCCACTTGCTATGTCACTTGCTTGAAGTTTGAAGGCATCAATCAAAGATTGATCGTCAAGGTCTACCTGATCAAGGTCCGAACCCGGAAGACGAGCCAATAACGTGTTTTCAGACAGCACTGAATCTTCAAACCGGTTACCGGGAATTTTAGCAAGAATGCTATTATCCCTGATTTGAACGTTTGACAAGTTGTCCGTTCCAAATCGGGCAAGAATGGAATTTGATGAAAATTGTGTGCTTTCAATGTTGCCAGTTGCTTTAGAAAGCACGCTGTTGTTATTCATTGGAATGGTGGTTAAATCCGAATCCGTTCGGGCAACAACATTTTGCGGATTCACCGTGAGCCTATCAAAGTCTCCTGACGTTTTACTATCAAGCAACAATGAATTTTTGTCCGTGGACAATTTCACGGAAAGGTCAATGTTTCCGGATGTTGTATTTTGTTCCAATGTATCATCTGTTTCAACCGTAAATACAACATTCCCACTTCCTCCGGTTCGCAGAGAATTGAAATCTGCAACATTGGGGGACGGAGATGTCGGGTTGGTGGCATCCACAAAGAGATCCGTCACATCCTCTTGAAATTTGGCACCGGGCATAATCACAACATAAACGTTTACAGGAATTTCTACCGGCGAAGATCCTGTAAATGTGCCCTGTTGGATTGTAATTTGGACAACTCCACCCGATGAATTTTCTTGAACGGCATTTCTAATATCATCAACCGTTGTGCCAGTGTACCGCAGCACTTCTTGATCTGGTTTAACAACTGATATTTGGGGTATAATAGCCATTTCGTTTGGTGTGTTATTCTGTATGTCCTTATGTGCGTGTGCAAAATAGCATATACACAAGTGTCACCGGATAGTGGTAGGCGGATCAGTCGGATCACCCGGATCAGTCGGATCACCCGGATCAGTCGGATCACCTGGATTACCCGGACCACCTGGATTGATAATGGGACTCAAATCAACTGTGTTGATTTTTTTCAATACACCGCTTAATGTGAAACTGCCAATTGTGCTATTCGGAACATCCACAGTCCATAGCACATCAGTGGACGTTGTGAAAGTAGTTACCCCATCTGGCAATGTTAGTCCTTCATATGTATATGACACTGGCAATGGTCTACTATATTCAAAAATTTGGGTGTTTGAATCATATGTGTAATATTGACCAGTGTTTGTATCCGTAAAAGAAGTCACGTTATTGGCATTTGGACCGGGTGAGTTGTCAGTCACTTCTACCGATACTTCAAAGTTTGCAGGTGTTCCCAGCCCTGCCGTGTAAACTTGCAGGGTAAAGTCTACATTCATACTAAATACATACGGGTTATTGCCAAATCCCGAGGCAAATTCTGAACTATTGATCTTATGGTCTGACCCAATTCCAATCACCTGAATTGGCTCATTGAGAGAAAATGAATTTCCAATGGAATCTTGATATTCTCCGGTAATAGTAGTATTTCCATAGTTTCCTCTCATATCCCCAAAGTTGTCTGTGGATATTGACTTGATGCCGTTGCTGAACGCAAGAATATCAAGACTATCTGTTAAATTTGTGTAATTATTGGGGTTTCCAAGTAAATATGGGGTGTTTTGTGATGGTTCTAAGCGGTCCGTCACAGCCGAAACTGTGGTTGACCAATCCATGTCTACCAGCGTTGGTCCTCCCATTTCTGTACCAACTTGGTCTGGTCTACCGGGGAAACCATTTACCATTTTGGTGTCTCCACTTGGTAAAAGGTAATTCTGATTCAATGAAGCCGTTGCTGACTCGGCAACGTACTGGGATGTTATGACCGGTCCCGGAAGAGTTCCAGGAGCCGCATTCTGTGAACCCTCAACAAATGAGGTTGCATTTGTTTCATTTTGAAAGTTTGAAATTGAAAAGGCCATTTTAAAAAAAAATTGGGGGTTATATAGTCGTCATTACGCGTACACACAGGGGTTCTTCTAAAGAAGCTTCTTGAGGTCTTGGATTTCTTGCTGTTGATCTTTGATTGCCTGTATAAGAAGCGGTATGATTCTTGTGTAATTGACACCAAGAAATCCATCGCTTCTTTTTTTGACTGCATCTGGCATTACTTTTTGAACTTCCTGTGCAATAACGCCATAATCCTTTCCATGATAGTGCTTGACTTTGGATTCATCCCATTCAAAATGGTAACCGCCCATTTCATTCACTTTTCCAAGTGCATCTTCTATTTGGACCAGATTCTTCTTGAGACAAACATCACTCGGAAGAGACCCCATCGCAACAACATCGCCAGTGGCAACTATATCACCGTCAACATACAAATTTGAGCGAAGAATGCTGTCAGCGTTTGCCAGCACCAACGTTGGATTAGAAGGGTTTGATACAGTGATACTAAATGATGTATTTCCAGAACTATCAATGGATGTAATGTTTGTGAGGGTGGATGTTGTTGAAACCGTGAAATCTTCGCCGGATTGAGAAACGTTGATGTTGCTACCGCCGGTTATGGTTACATCCGATCCTACATCAATTGTCGTGGTGAGATCACTTCTTCCAAATCGCGTGAGTGTCAGGGTTTCTGTTCCAGAATCAAAGGATACGCCATCCACATAGGTATCGGCAGACGGGGCTTCAGACTGTATGTATGTACTTAGAGCAGTTCTAAAATCATTTCCGAAGGTCACATTGGGATCAGTAGATGTGGCTTCATAGACCCCGGCTGTGAGCGTTGAGGATGTTGCAGTGATATTGCCACCAGACACATCAATGCCATTTGAAATTGTAATGCCATTTGAAATTGTTACATCTGAATCTATGGTGAACTCCGCCGGATCTGGAGAGACCGACCCAGAAAGCACATCATACAACGTTTTTATGTGAGATGCTTTAACAGTGTCACCTGCGACAATTTCATCCTGTTCTACTCCAAATACTTGAGCCATGATATAGTTGTTCTTGTGGGTATATTGAAAAACGTGTGGGTGCGTGTAAGAAAAACCCCACACGGTTAGCATTTATATGTACGACACTTTACTGAATCCATTTTCAGTTTTCCCAATTTCAATCAGCCCATTCACCATATCGCGCATCATGTCAAGATGTGAGATCACAACCACAAATTCAAATTGGTCGCGCATATATTCAAACAGAAGACCCATGTTGTTTAGATTTGTGCTGTCTGCGACGGAAAATCCCTCGTCAATAGCAAGGAAATTTGGGCACGGTAAATTGGCAATGCTTATAAGAGCAACACGAATCGCAAGTCCTGATACGAACCGTTCAAAATTACTCGCAATCTCCAATGCCCATGATGTATCTGCGTTGTACACAATGTACGCGTTGATGTTTTTTCCGTCCAACTCAATGTTCAAGCTAAAGTCAACGATCTGTGAAAGGATGTTGTTGACTTCCTGTTCAATAACAGGCATTGTGCGGTCAATAAGCTCATAAGGAACACCATCCCGCTTCACAGCTTCAAGATAATAATCGTATGCTTGATATTTTTGATCAAGCTCACTATACACAGCAAGTTCTTGCTGAATGCGTTGCTGTTCTTGCTCTGCAACTTTGATATTGCTATGATACCTTTGGACACTGGATGAAACATCATCAAGTTTTTGTTTGATGCCATCAAGTCTTGAATTGAGTTGATCAATCCGTTTTTGAGCACGTCTCTTGTTTCTGATTTCTTTTTTGGTCTGATTATACTTGTCAATTCGTCGTTTAATATCTTGAATGTCCGACGCAATTGAGTGCTCTTCAACCTTTAACTGGTTTACCTTATTCTTCCAATTGGATACGCGGGATTCAAACTCTTCAACCTTGCTTTGCCATTTTAAAACGTTCTTGAAATCGCGC